CCTCCCATGCCTTCGCTCTCTTGTCCATGAGTTCCATAATCTGAGTCATAATAAAAATCCTCCTTTAATGTGCGAGAAGCGAAAGGCGCTTCTCAAGATCGGTTACTGGTACCATGTGTTTATTTGCGTCCGGCTTCTTCTTAGGAATCAGTCGGGAAAGCAGCGAATCAGTGACAGCCTTGCGGGAGAAAAGCATCTCCGTTTCGGCCTCATCGTCCGAGGCAGGTTCCTCGCCCGCCTTGAACAGAATCTCGTCAGCGAAGCCGAGCTTCACGGCCTCCTTGGCGTTCATCCATGTCTCGGCATCCATCAGCTGTGAAATCTTGTGGCGGGAAAGCCCGGACTTGATTTCGTAGGCGTTCATGATGGATTCCTTGACTTCGTTTAACATGTCGATGGCCTTCTGCATCTCCTCGGTATCACCGATGGCGATGGTCGCAGGGTTGTGGATCATCATCATGGCCACAGGACTCATGCAGACCTTGGTACCGGCCATAGCGATGACGGATGCCGCCGAGGCAGCAAGGGCGTCGATCTTGACCGTTACGTCATGCGGGTAATCCATCAGCATGTTGTAAATCTGTGCAGCAGCAAAAACATCACCGCCCGGACTGTTGATCCAGAGGGTGATGTTTCCGTCTCCGCTGCTTAATTCATCTTTGAATAACTGTGGTGTGACCTCGTCGCCGAACCATGTCTCATCGGAGATTTCCCCGTCGAGGTAGAGCGTTCGGTCTGAGCCAAAGCTGTCCGGTTCCTCGTTTCGCACCCAGTTCCAAAACTTTCTGGTCATAGTGCCTCCTTCTTTCGTGGCCGGGTGCGCTCACTTTGCTGTGGCTGTTCCGGCTCTTGTTTTGATTCTTCTGTTTCATCTGGCTCCTCCTGTGCCTGAGACGAGACTGCAAAAATTCCTGCGTCCTTGAGCTTGGTCATGTTGCCGTTTATGAGATACAGGTCGCCACCTTCCTCTTCCGGGATACGGTCGAGGTTTTCCAGCTCCCTGATGTCGTTGGCGCTCATCCAGCCGTTCTGGCGTCCGGTCGCATAGCCGTTCATGCGGCTCTGGTAGTCTCCGCGAAGCAGGCCGTCCACATTGAACTTGAAGAAGTATTCCTTCTTCTCATCCATAGACAAAAGCGCCCGCTGCATGGACTGTTCCCAGCGGCAGACCCACGGGTCGAGCGTGTATTTCACGAACTCCAGCGACTGCTGCTCGATGTTTGAAAAGCTCGATTTCTCAAGGTCGCCGATCATGTGAGGCGGGATGCGGAAGATACGAGCGATCTCATTGATCTGGAACTTCCGCGTTTCCAAGAACTGCGCCTGCTCCGGTGAAATGGAGATGGGCGTGTATTTCATGCCTTCCTCAAGAACCGCCACTTTGTTAGCGTTTGCACTGCCGCCGAAGGCCGAGTTCCAGCTTTCCCTGACACGCTCCGGGTCTTTTACTACACCGGGATGCTCCAAGATGCCGCCGGGTGTCGCGCCGTTAGCGAAAAACTTAGCTCCGTATTCCTCACAGGCAATCGCCATGCCGATAGCGTTCTTTGCCATCGCAATCGGGCTGTAGCCCATCAGGCCGTCAAAGCCAAGGCCGGGAATGTGCAGCACATCGCTTGGTAGGAGCCTGACGCGGCTGCCATCCATCGTGTGCGCCTCATCCTGTGAGGTCTGGTATTCGTAGTAGAGGTGGCCGTCTGCGTCGCGGTCAACCGTCATGCGGTTTGGCATAAGCGGATAGAGAGCCACGACCTCGCCCTTGCCATTTCGGATGATCTGCGCGTAGGCGTTTCCCCACAGCAAGAGGTGCGTCATCAGCGTCTCCCGAAAGACAAAGGAGGTCATTTCCGGGTTCGGCTCATCATGAAGCAGGAAGTAGAGCGGATGAGTAGTCGCTTTTTCCTTGCCGCCGCTGCCGTCGTACCGATACAGGTGAACGGGCAGGCCAGCAATCGCCTCGGATAGAATACGAACGCAGGAGTAGACCGCCGTCATCTGCATGGCGGAGCGTTCCGTTACAGCTTTGCCGGAGGTCGTGCCGCCGAAGAAGAAGCGGTAGGAGCTTCCGCTGGTCGCATCCTTGGGCTTATCCCTGCTCCGAAAAAGTCCTGAAAATATACTCATAGCCATCCCTCCAATCCGTTAAGGGCTTCCCGGATCACCAGAAAGCCAATCAGTGAAATCAAAAGCATTTCAAATACCTCTTTTATGGCATAAAGAAAGCACCTACCCGTCGAGGGCAGATGCTTTTAAGTGCCAGTATATGAATTTGTTTTTTAATCGTGACAGCCGTGATCTCCACAGCCTCCGTGTCCGTGGTGACCGCATTCCTCATCACCATGATGACCTTCATGGTGAGAGCAGATCACGTTGGGATCATATTCAAGGCTTCCATCAAGTAGCTTTTGCACGGCCTCGTCAGTATTCCCTGAAGCGCCGCCATAAAGTGTAATTCCAGCTTCACTCATTGCTGCTTGAGCACCGCCTCCGATACCTCCACAGATTAAAGCGTCGACATTGTTACTTTTCAAAAAGCCTGCAAGTGCTCCGTGACCGGCACCGTTGGTACCAACAATTTGAGATGATGTGACTTTACCATCTTCTGTATCATAGATTTTAAACTGTGATGTTCTTCCAAAATGCTGAAAAACGTCTCCATTGTCATAGGTTACTGCGATTCTCATAGTATTTACTCCTTTTTCATTGATTTTCTTATCGGCCTCAATGTGCTGGGGTCGAAATTCAACATTACCGCCTTCAATCTGAAGTCTTTTACCGTTTATGAGTGCATCCGCAAGTTTTACTCGTGCTCTTTCATAAATTGCTGTCACGGTTGTTCTTGCTACATTCATTCTCTCTGAAGCCTCCGACTGATTCAGGTGTTCCAGATCAATGAGTCGGATGGTTTCAAACTCGTCTACGGTTAGAGTGACTTCCTCACCATTTGGTATTCCGTCTGGACTGAACGTAATGTATTCTGGCATGGTTTCGACTTTTCGAGTTTTTTCTTGTCTTCCTGCCAATTGAACACCTCCATTTCTGACATATGTCAATTATAGACATGTGCGCGAGCAATGTCAATACAATTCTGACATATGTCAGGAATATTTACGGTTTGTTCATATAAAAAGGATGCCTCTGCCGTCATATACAGAAGCACCGTTGTCGTTGCCGCAGCGGATCGCCCGGTCAAGTGCCATGATGGTTGCGATGGCACCGTCAATCTTCTCCGTGGACTTTTCCTTGTCGGCCTTGATGTTTCCGGCAGGATCGGTACGGATGAAGATGTTGTCCATATTCCAGCGGAGCACCGGATGTCCTCCGTGGGCGAGCTTTTTCTCAAGCGTCAGCTTCATGAGCTCTTTGGTGGGTGGGCTCATATCCTTGAAGCCCTGACCGAAGGGCACGACCGTAAAGCCCATGCCCTCAAGGTTCTGTACCATCTGGACTGCTCCCCAGCGGTCGAATGCGATCTCGCGGATATTGAAGCGCTCGCCGAGGCGCTCGATGAATTTCTCGATATAGCCATAATGGATGACATTGCCCTCGGTGGTTTGCAGCATACCTTCCTTCTCCCAGCTGTCGTAGGGTACATGATCGCGCCTCACGCGAAGTTCAAGCGTATCCTCTGGCACCCAGAAGTACGGGAGGATCACATACTTGTCGTCTTCATCCCGTGGCGGGAACACCAGCACAAAGGATGTAATATCCGTAGTGGAGGACAGGTCAAGACCGCCATAGCAGACGCGGCCTTCGAGGTCGTCCTCATTGACCGGAAAGGCGCAGGCGTCCCATTTATCCATTGGCATCCAGCGGACAGCCTGCTTTACCCATTGATTCAGGCGCAGCTGCCTGAAGGAATTCTCTTCACCGGGGTTTTGCTTTGCCGATTCGCAGGCCGCTTCCACCTTGTCAATGCCGACTGTGATACCGAGAGAGGGGTTCGCCTTTTTCCACACCTCCGGATCAGTCCAGTCCTCGTCAGGTTCCGCACCGTAAATGACCGGATAGAAGGTTGGATCGACCTTCCTGCCATCGAGGATGTCCTGCGCTTTCTGGTGGACTTCATAGCAAATAGTGTTTGTATCATTTCCAGCAGTGGTAATCAGGAAATACAGCGGCTGCATTCTGGCATCGCCGGAGCCCTTTGTCATTACATCAAAAAGTTTCCGGTTCGGCTGGGTGTGCAGCTCATCGAATACCACACCGTGGATATTAAAGCCGTGCTTACTGTAGGCCTCAGCGGAGAGCACCTGATAGAAGCTGTTGGTAGGCTCATAGATGATCCGTTTCTGGGAGGCCAGTATTTTGACGCGACGATTAAGCGCCGGGCACATTCTCACCATATCCGCAGCAACATCAAAAACGATGGTGGCCTGCTGTCTATCTGCAGCGCAGCCGTAGACTTCGGCGCGTTCCTCACCGTCACCGCAGCAAAGGAGCAGGGCGACAGCAGCGGCCAGCTCTGACTTTCCCATTTTCTTAGGAATTTCGATATAGGCCGTATTGAACTGACGGTAACCATTCGGCTTCAGGACACCGAACAGGTCGCGGATGATCCGTTCCTGCCAGTCGATGAGCTCGAAGGGCTTTCCTGCCCACGTGCCTTTAGTGTGGGTGAGCTGCTCGATGAACATCACCGCGAAGTCCGCCATCTGCTTGCTGTAGTGAGAAGTCTCTGCCATGAAGCGGGTCGGCTTATAGTTTTTCAGTTTTCGCATTGGCACGGTGGCCGCCTCCTTTCAGGACAAAATAAAAGACCGCCATAGCGATCCGGTATCAGTACGAGAGAAAGAGCCTTCTGGCTCAGTCTCCCGGAATATTCATATTCAGGGTTTTGTGCTTAGTTGTGGTTCTCCAGCAGGATGCAAAGCGCCATCTCTGCTTCTTTGCAGGTTGGATGAATGTCCCAGCCTCTGTCGTAGTTGCAAACGGTCTCGCCGTCAATCTTGATCATGAGCTTGCTGATCCTGCCGCCGTTGATGCCGTAGGTCTCGCTTGGCTCATCGTAGTGCTTTACCCAGTAGTGGCACTTGGTATATTTTTTCTTGTCCTTGGCATCCGGGATGCCGATCACTCCTTCGCTCCACATTTTCTTACGCCTCCTTTACCGTCATCTTGAAGGCCGGGATGAGGGCGTGCTCGTCGCTTCCGAAGTGGGTGTAGCGCTCCTTGACCTTTACAATTCCGTCCAGCGTGCAG